ATCATGCTGGGCATCGGGTACGACCGGAAGCTGTACATGATGGACGAACTGCGGATCGACGCGGGCACGTCCTCCACCCTGCGCCAGTCACCGTCCCAGCAGTCCAAGACCATCCGGGACTGGATCCGCCAACCGCACCACCCCGAACAGCTTGCCCTCGCCCCCGAATGGGTGATTGTGGACACCGCGGCGGCGGACTTCCGCCAGGAACTCTACGTCGACGGTTTGGCTACGCAGGGCGCGAAAAAAGATGTTGTGTACGGCATCGGCATCGTGTCCTCCCTCCTCCAAACAGGCCAACTGGTTGTCACCGACCGGTGTACGGGCTGGGTGGAGGAAGTCACCGACTATGTGTGGGACCCGAAAGCGACCGAACGCGGCGTCGACGCCCCGATCAAACGCGGCGACGACAGCATGGACGCCGGTCGTTACGGAATTGTTACCACCGAATCACTCTGGCGCGGCGAACTCGCGTGACTGCGCTAGTTTCCGGTTGATCTCCTTCCCCCAGTGGCCATTCCCGTCACACAGCCACCCCCGTTCCCTGTCCGCCGGGAACACGTACAGGTACAAAGGCTTCCGCCCCTTGCGGCTCCCCCGGTACGAACGCTTCAGCATCGCGTACCTAGACCACCTCCCCGGCTTCTTCACAGCTTCTCCATGAGTTCGGTTAGTGCCTTGATGGACCGTTCGACGCCAAGCTTCACGCTTTGCTCCCCCCAGGAGCTCCTGGCATGTTCCTTGCGCTGACGCCCCTGGCACATGCCGCGCTCACCGCACAGTATGCACCTCTCTATCGGGTTCAAAGCTTCCCATCGCTGCGACTTTGCTTTCATCGTATTGCTCGTCTCCGTCATGTTAGAGCCTCCTCAGTGTTTCGCTAAGCAACTTGGCGAGAGATTGAATCTCGTCCGCGTCCCGACTCCGCTGGTCATCAAGGACGGTCAAATCCTCATCGAGCAGGTTGCCGATGGGGATGCCGTAGATGCGTGAGTACGCGGATAGCTCTGAGAGTGTCACGCCCCGCCCAGATTTCTCCGTTTTTTGTACCGCGCTCGGGTGGATGGTGACGCCATGCTCAGCCATGCGTTGGGCCATCACTTCGTAGGTCCAGCCATTGGCGGTGCGGAGAGTTCTTAGCTTCTCAGCTAGCGCTTCTTCAACTGTTTTCGCAATCGGGTTTTTCATAAACCGATTCTAACCTAAAACCTCAGCCGTTGAAAGGGGCCTTCATGGGCTTGCCCACAACCAGCCAGTCTTGGCCCCCGCCGCAGCTCGTCCGGATCCTCCCGAACATGGGCGTCTGGTCGGCATGGTACAGCGGCGACACCGACCAGCTTTCCAGCGTTTATGGTGGGGCGACCGGTTCCGACCCTAGTGCTACGGGGTTCTTTGCGTCCGATCATGGCGGGTTCCGTGCGACAGTGGGCCGGGCGTTGACGCGCTGGTTCTGGGGCGAAGCCTCTAGGGGTCCCGACCGGCGGGTGAAGCTCCACGTCCCCATCGCTGCCGAACTCTGCCAAGCCAGTGCTGACCTGTTGTTCTCCGACACGGTGACCATCACCTCGGACAACAAGGACGCGCAGGCCCGGCTGGACGAGCTGGTCGATGACCACTTCCACGCCGAACTCACCGCAGCCGCCGACGTGTGCGCCGCATTGGGTGGCGTGTACCTGCGTGTCGGGTGGGACCCCAAGACCCGGCCCGACGCCCCGTTCCTCACCCACGTCGACGCCGACCAGGCGATCCCCGAATTTAGCTGGGGCGTGCTGACGGCGGTCACGTTCTGGCAGGTCGTGGCCCGTGACGGCAAGCGCGTGTACCGGCACCTCGAACGTCACGAAACGGACGAGCAGGGCACGGGCATCATCCTCCACGGCCTGTACGAAGGCGAAGAGGACAAGCTAGGCCACCCGGTCCCGTTGACGGAGCAGCCGGCAACGGCGCCGCTCGCGCAGACCGTCGACGCGTTCGGGATCATCAGCAGTGAGACCCCCGGCCTGTGCGTGATCTACGTGCCGAACCAGACCCCGAACCGGCGCTGGCGCACCGACCCCCTCGGCAGGAACCTGGGCCGTTCGGACCTTGACGGGGTCGAACAGCTCATGGACGCCCTCGACGAAACCATGACCTCCTGGATGCGCGACGTCCGCCTCGGCAAGGCCCGCATCATGGTCGCCAAGTCCCTACTGAACAATGTGGGAACGGGTCAGGGTTCGGCGTTCAACGCGGAGCAGGAAGCCTACGCGTCCATGGAAATGCTCGGCGGGCAGGACGCCCGCCTCGGCGACATGATCGAACAGGTCCAGTTCAACATCCGGGTCCAGGAACACAAGGAAACCGCGGACGACCTGACGATGAAAATCGTCACCGCCGCAGGCTACTCGGCGGAGACGTTCGGGATGAAGGGCGCGGAGAAGGCCGTCAAGACCGCCACGGAGGTTGAGGCGCAGCAGCAACGCTCCCTCCTCACCCGTGACCGGAAGTGGCGGCTGTGGCGTCCCGCCCTTCAGGACGCGCTGGGGAAGCTCCTCACCGTCGACAAGGCCCTGTTCTCCGGCAACAGCGTCCCGGACGGTGTCGACATTGACGCGGCCATCGCTGACGGGGTGCAGGAGTCCATGCTATCCCTCGCCCAGACCGTGCAGGCGCTCCGTGCCGCTGAGGCGGCCTCGGATGAGGTCATCGTCGGGATGCTCCACCCCGACTGGGACGACGAACAGATCAGCGCTGAGATCGCGTTGATCAACGCGCAGAAGCCCGCGGCCCTCCCGGATCCGATGTTCATGCACCCGAGCGATGGGATGACCAGTGACGGAACCGCAGACCCAGCAGCAGACGGAGTCGTTGCCGGTAACGGTTGATGCCCTCGCGGCGTCGGTTGTGGTGGTGTACACGGACGCGGAACAGGGCCTGATCATCCGTTCCGCGTCCATCGTCCGTGACGCCATCGCGGCGGGCCCGGGCAGTGTGCAGATGGCGACCCTGTATTCGGATCTCCGCAGGGAAGCCGACAGGACCGCCGCCACGGTCCAAGCCCAGGTGCAGACGATGGCGCGGACGGTCGCGGACACGGCGGCACGGAACGGTAACGCCACAGCGGCCCGAGAGGTCAGGCGTTACGCGGACCGTTTCGCCCTGTCCGGGAACGTCACCGACCTCCTCCCGCACGACGTGAACAGTGCCCGGCTCATGGGCCAGGACCTGGAGTCACGGCTGTCCGCGGCGGCGCACCGGATCACAAGGTTCGCTGATGACGCGTACCGCGCCGCGACCGTAAGCGGTGCTACGGCTCAGATCCTTACCGATTTGGGGAAGGCGACCCCGGCGGAGGCTCAGGCGCAGGCGTGGCGGGAACTGACCAGCCGCGGCGTGACCGGCTTCACGGACAAGGCCGGGCGGGAGTGGAACCTGGCTACCTATGTGGAGATGGCGACCCGGACGGCAACCCAGCGGGCCTACAACGCCAGCCACCGGGACCGGCTCACCCTCGCCGGGATCACCTACTTCACGATCAGCACCACCGGGCGTCCGTGCCCGTTGTGTGCCCCGTGGGAAGGCAAGGTGTTGGCCGACCGGGGCGAAGGTCCCGTCACCGAACCCGACGCCTCCAACGGCGAGCCCGTGAGCTTCCATGTCGCGGCGACCATCGAAGACGCCACAGCCGCGGGCCTGTTTCACCCGAACTGCAAACACACGCTCACCGCGTACCTGCCCGGCGTGACGCAGTTGAAGCCTAACGCGTGGACCGCGGCGAACGAGCAGGACTACAAGAACACCCAGACACTCCGCGCCCTCGAACGGGCCGTCAGGGCGTCCAAACTCCAAGCCGCAGCCGCCCTCACCCCCCTCGACAAAGCACGCGCCACGCGGGCTGTCAGGGCCGGGCAGGCACGCATCCGGGACTTCACCGCACAGACCGGGCTCCTACGCCGGTCGCGCCGGGAACAGATCGACCTCGGCCTCAAACCGTAACACCCGCCCCGCCTAGATGGCAGGGGCACCATCCGACACGTCCCAGGAGGACATTGTGCCTGAAGCAGTAGAGAACGAAGCCACCGAGGCGACCGAAGCGACCGGGATCGAGGCAGAGCAGACCGCTGCGACCACCGAGACTACGGAAGCCGCCGAACCCAAAACGTATGACGAGAACTACGTCAAGACACTCCGCGATGAGGCAGCAGCCAACCGGGTCAAGGCCCGCGACGCCGAAACCGCCGCCGAAGCGCGGATCAACAAGATCCTTGAAGCAGCCGGGATCAAAACAGCCGAGGAACCCCTCGACCCCGCCAAACTCACCGCCGACCTGTCCGCCAAGGACCAGGCCATCCGTGCACTCAAAGTGGAGCGCGCACTCGACAAGGCAGCCCGCAAAGCAGGCGCCGACGAAGACCTCCTCGACGCAGTCCTGACCCGCAAGGGCGCACTCGCCGAGCTGGACCCATCCTCTACCGACTTCGCCCAGCAGCTCGACGCGCTGGTCCGAGCCGAAGTGGACGCAAACCCCAAACTCAAGGCAGTCCGGGCGACTGGTGCGAGCGGCATCGAACTCTCTGGTGGAACCGGGGAACAAGGCCAAATCACCGAGCAGCAGCTCAAAACCATGAACCCTGACCAGATCGTCGAAGCGCAGGCCAAGGGCCTCCTCCGCAATCTGCTCGGATAACCCAGAAAGAGACACCCTATGTCTATCGTGAACTTTCGCCCAGAGATCTGGTCCGCCAACCTCCTGGTCGCCACCCGCAAAGCCCTCGTCTACGGCGACTGCATCAACCGCGACTACGAAGGTGAGATCAGCGCCGCGGGCGACACCGTCCGCATCACGTCCATCGGCCGCCCCACGATCAGCAGCTACGTCCCGAACGTAACCACGATCAACCCGGAACAGGTCAACGACTCCCAGCGCACCCTCGTCGTGGACCAGTCCAAGTTCTTCGCGTTCGCCGTCGACGACGTCGACGCACGCCAGGCCAAGGGCAACGTCATCCCCCAGTCGATGAACGAAGCCGCGTACGGTTTCGCCGACGTCATCGACCAGTACATCGCGAACACCATGTACACCGGCATCCAGACCGCCAACCAGGTCGGTTCCATCACCATCGCCGCGGGCACCCCGTCCGACTTCTACGACAAGGTCCTTGTCCCGATGAAGATCAAACTGGACCTCGCGAACGTCCCCACCGAGGGCCGCTGGATCAACGTCCGCCCCGAAGCCCACGGCGCCCTGCTCCGTGACGCCCGCTTCGTGAAGGTCAACGAATCCGGCACCTCCGAAGGCCTCCGCAACGGTATGGTCGGCCGCGCCGCAGGGTTCGACATCCGCGTCACGAACAACGCCCCGAACACGACCGGTTCCGAGTACGTGACCATCGCCGGCACCAACGCCGCGTACACGTTCGCCGAGCAGATCAACAAGGTTGAGGCGTACCGGCCGCAGTCCTCGTTCTCCGACGCCGTCAAGGGCCTCGTCCTCTACGGCGGCAAGCTCGTCCGCCCCGACTTCCTGGCAAGCGCGCTTGTCACCGTCTCCTAACCGAAAGGCAGCTGATCGCCCATGGCTCGCACCGCTGTACCTGTAACTGACCTGACCGCCGGCACGTCCCTCGTGGACCCGGTCGGCACGACCGCCGACCAGCCCAACGGGCACACCATCACCGGGGCACGCCCCGAGGTGCTGGTGTTGCGGGTGTCCAATTCGACCGCCGGCGCACTGAACGCCACCGTCAAGGCCGGCACCCAGCCGATCGCCGAATCGTCCGGTCAGGGCGACCTCGTCGTCTCTGTCCCCGCGACGGGCGCCGTGTTCATCGGCCCGCTCGAATCGGCCCGCTTCCTTCAGAACGACGGCTCCCTCAGCCTTGACCTCGGCGCCGGTTTCGCCGGTAAGGTCACCGCGTTCCGGACCAACCGCCGCTAATCCTTGACGGATTCCTGGCACATCCGTGGGGAGGGAGGGACGGTTTACGAACTGTCCCTCCCTCTGCACGAGGTCATTCTCCACCAGCTTCACAAAGGTTCTGTGAAGCGGGTCAATAAGGACGGCACGGACTACGTCGAAAAGGCCGAACGTGTCCGGCCCGCGCTGAACGCCCCGAAGCTTGAGTGGGTGTCCTGGGCTGTCCATTCCGGCGCTTCCGTGGACGACGCGGAAGCGTTGACGAAATCTGATCTGATCGAAAAGTACGGGGTGTAGCTCATGGCTGGTCTGTTCGGTAATTTTGTGGTCCCTAGCATGTTGGCGACCCCGGCAGACCTTGCCGCATGGACCGGGGCCGCTGCCCCCGCGAACGCGACCCCGCTGCTCAGGTCGGCGTCGTCGCTGGTGATCTCCGCGTCCTCCTCGTCGTACTACGCGGCGGACCCTGTCACGGGGTTGGCATCCGACCCGGTCGTCGCGCAAGCGTTGAATGATGCCACGTGTATTCAGGCAGCCATGTGGGTCAGTGCGGGCATCGACCCACTCGCGGGTGGCGTCGGCATTGTCGCGCCGGTCCGGTCAAAAAAGATCGGGTCCGCATCGCTGGACTATGACACGTCCGCCTCGGCGTCGGTCACGGCATACAACGCCCGGATGTACGCGGCGAACAACCTCTGCCCCGAAGCCGTCCGCAAGCTCCAGGAAAACAACCTCATGGACTCCAACGTCTGGATGTACGGGTGAGCGGCGTGGAGGACTTCTACGTCCACGCAGTGACAGTGGAGACCTGGCTGGGGACGGGCGCGACCGGTGACGTGTATCAGTCCCCGGCGACGGTGCCCGGGTTCCTGGAGGGCAAGGTCAAGCTCGTCCGGGACGCGACCGG